CTTCCAATTGACGATTGGAGAGCCTTTGGAGAAACGATGTTCTTGCTATTAGGCGGTACTGGGGTAGGTTATTCAGTACAGAAGCATCACGTTGAGCAATTACCTGAAATCAGAAAGCCAGATACTAAGAAAACTAGACGTTTCTTGATTGGTGATTCTATTGAAGGATGGGCTGACGCAATAAAAATACTAGTTAGATCTTACTTTGAAGGTGGATCTTCTCCAGCATTCGATTTTTCTGATATTAGAGCTAAGGGAGCTGCCTTGATTACTACAGGCGGTAAAGCACCTGGTCCTCAACCATTAAAAGAGTGTTTAATTAAGATTCAAGGTATCTTAGATAGCAAAGAAAACAACGATAAATTAACTTCTATTGAAGTTCACGATATAGTTTGTCATATTGCCGATGCAGTATTGACAGGAGGTATTAGAAGAGCGGCATTAATTAGCTTATTCAGTGCAGATGACGATGATATGATTTCGGCTAAGTCAGGTGCATGGTGGGAACTTAACCCACAACGCGGAAGAGCCAACAATTCAGCAGTTTTATTGAGAAATAAAGTAACTGAGGAGTTTTTCTTCGGCTTGTGGGACAAAATTAAGGCAAGTGGTGCGGGTGAGCCCGGTATTTACTTGTCTAATGATAAGGATTGGGGAACTAACCCATGTTGTGAGATTGCATTACGTCCATTTCAATTTTGTAACCTATGTGAAGTAAATGTTTCTGATGTAGTTGACCAGGATGACTTAAATGCACGTGTAAAAGCAGCATCTTTCATCGGTACTTTACAAGCATCTTATACTAACTTTCACTACTTACGTCCAGTATGGCAAAGAACAACTGAAAAGGATGGTTTGATAGGTGTTGGTATGACAGGTATTGGATCTGGTGCAGCACAAAAGTTAGATTTAAAAGTAGCAGCAAAGATTGCTAAAGAAGAAAACGAACGAGTTGCTAAATTATTAGGTATTAATGCAGCTGCTAGATGCACTACAATTAAACCTTCAGGAACCTCTTCATTAACTTTAGGAACTTCATCAGGAATTCACGCATGGCATAACGATTACTATGTTCGTAGAATTAGAGTAGGTAAGAACGAAGCAATATACTCACATCTTGCAATACACAATCCAGAATTAATTGAAGACGAGTACTTCCGCCCTCATGATACTGCAGTAATTTCAGTACCACAAAAAGCACCAGAAGGATCTATCTTTAGAACTGAGTCTGCTATTGATTTATTAGAGAGAGTTAAGTTCTTCTATCAAAACTGGATTAAACCAGGACATAGATCAGGTCAAAATACACATAATATTTCAGCTACTGTCTCAATTAAGGAAGATGAATGGGAAACAGTAGGAAAATGGATGTGGGAGAACAGGAAATTTTATAATGGATTATCTGTATTACCTTACAATGGTGGAACTTATATCCAAGCTCCTTTTGAAGACATTACAGAAGAGAAATATAACGAATCAATTACACATTTACAGAATGTAGATTTATCTAAGGTTGTTGAATTTGCAGATAATACTAATTTAATGGGAGAGGCTGCCTGCGCAGGTGGTGCTTGTGAAATTGTTTAGTATGCACGACAACTTAGTACAGAATATAGTGAGTAATATTTATCAAGTTATTAAAAATGGCAGATAAAAAACAACTACGAGCTGGAATACATTACTACCTAGAAGGGGAGAGGGTCATTTTTACGGCCCTTTTCCATTTTGAGAGAGGGCAATGCTGTGGAAATGGATGTAGACATTGTCCTTTTGATCCAAAACATAAGCACGGAAATAAAATAGTTAGTAAAGAATTTGGTTATTTGAAAGAAAACACTTAATTTTATAAAAATACAGTTATGAGTACATTTCGATCTACAAAATTATACGACGGATTTAGCACAGTTTTCCGTCAATGGGCTGCAGAGGGTACGCACTGCAGATTTTTACATGGATATGATATTGAGTTTAGAATTACTTTTGAAGGAGAGTTGGATCATAGAAATTGGGTGTGGGACTTTGGCGGTATGAAAAGAGCTAGAACTCAAATCGACGGTATGAATGCTAAACAGTGGATGGATTATATGTTCGATCATACTACAGTATTAGCACCAGACGATCCTGAATTACAAATCTTTAAAGAGTTAGATGAAAGAGGAGTAGTTCAACTAAGAGTACTTGAAGGACCTGTTGGTGCAGAGCAATTTGCAAAGTATATCTTCGGTAAAATTAATGCTTTCGTACAAGAAGAGACAAAAGGCCGTGTTAGAGTAGCACAAGTAGAGTTTTTTGAGAACAAAAGAAATTCAGCAATTTATACAGTCTAATGAGTAGTAAGTTTAAAAAAAACCAAGAAAAGTCTCGACGCAAAATGCTTATCGAGGAGTATAGAGAGGAACATCCTTATATTCCTACCGATGAAGAGATACTTGAGAATAATAGCTACTGGGATATCGATTATCTTGAAGAAGCTAATAAAAAGACTAATGAGGGTATTAGATACTGGGAAGAAAGGTATAATAATGCGAGCGGTAATATGGGAAAATGGTATTGTCAGGTCAGGTTAAATAGGTTATACAAGAAACTACACAAGTATGTAGATAAAAAATAAGTTATGCTAGAGGTAATAGAACATACATTAGGTTTATGCGGTGATAATCACGCAAATTTAATATCTTTTTTGTTGGAAATACCACAAATAAGCTATACCTTTACTTATATAAAGACATTATTCAAATAAAAACATGGAGGAAACTATGAAATGTTTAAAAGACACACAAACAGGTACTATTACACGAGTAAGTGATTTAGAAGCTTACCAAAAAGCAGGTAATAGATTTCAGTACGTACCAAAGGAGGAGTGGAAGAAGACGAGACCCACAATTTCAGTAAAGCAAGTAGAGGAAGTAGAGAAGAAAGAAGAAACTATTTCTGAAAAAGCTATTAAACGTAAAAAATTAAAAGAAAAACAACGTGAGTTATAGTAGATGGTCAAATAGTAGATGGTATACTTTCTGGAGTGCTATGGGTGCTGAAACAACTCAATACAAATGGCCTACTCAGAAGTTAAAAGATGGTCAAGTATTTGAAATATGCGATATACCTTCGTACTATATCACTTACGGTGAACTGAAAAAGATATCTAGGTCTATATTATTGCACGAAATAGAAGAACATTTCGCTAAGGACTTTGATTGGCATGATATAGAGGTCGTTGATGGAAAGTTAGAACGAGGTAAACCAAAGATTATAAAGGGGAAAAGACCTACTTGGGATCAACTTCTTGAATTACAAGATTATCTCGATCAGTTTATGAGAGATGTTGATGATCATTTTAAGTGGAATAACTTTTTCTTGTATGAATGGTACTATCCAATGAGAAATAAGCTTATATTTAAGTATAAAAAACTAAAAGAATATGTCAAAAATAGATCCAAATAAGCTACTCATTAGTAGCGACTTTTATACAATACAAGGTGAAGGTATTTCATCTGGTATTCCTGCATACTTCGTACGTTTAGGTATTTGTAACCTAACTTGCGGTATGTCTCGTGCATTTACCAATCAATTAGAGAAAGAACAGAAGTTAGAAGACGGTGAAATCTTTGTAGGCGACTTGCATGCAGAGGGTAAAGCTACTTGGACTTGTGATTCTACCTCACAATGGTTATGGAGAGGTGAAGATAAAGAATTTGATTACCTAATTAATCGTTGGAAAGAAGAGGGTGTTTACGAAGACATTAAAGACGGTACTGTTCATATTATTTGGACAGGTGGTGAACCAACAATTAAAGGGCATCAACAAGCGATTATTAACTTTACTAATTATTGGATGTCAAGATATCTAGACGTTAATAATGTTAAACCATTCTATGAAATTGAAACTAACGGTACAATAGTAATAGATGTTAAGTTATTTAATATGCTTGATCAAATTAACTGCTCACCTAAGTTAGCTAATTCAGGTATGACAGAAAAACAACGTATTAATCCAGAAGCAATTGAACGTATAAAACTACATAAAAATTATCAGTTCAAGTTCGTTATAAGTACCGAAGAAGACGTTAAAGAAATCTTTAGAGACTTTGTAGTACCTTTTAATATTCCTTTAAAGCATGTTGTCTGCATGCCTGGTTTAGATGATGCAGCTAACTTTGAAGAAAGAACTCGATTTGTAATGGAGATGGCTAAGAAATATAGATTTAGAGGTTTAACTAGATTACATATTGCTGCTTGGAATAAAACATTAAACGTATAATATATGGAAGCTTACATTTGCAAGTACTGCGGTAAAGATACATCAGAAGTAGACATCGATTATCTTCACGATTTTGATCATTTATCTTGTGCTTTAGAAGCAGAAAAAGCAGCAAAACAGGGGGAACAAAACCCTTTTGACCTTTATGAAGATTGTATAATGTGTGGAAAGAAAACCACTGTAGCAAAAACTACACATATTGATTTCAGAGACGGATACATTGAAGGAGCTGGGCAATTATGCATTAAGTGTTGGAATAAAGGAACTGAGCGTAGACATATGACCATTCCAATGAATTTAGTTTATGACACACCTAATGATCAAGAATTAGGAGCAAAAGTAAGAGAAATATACCATGAAAACAACAGCTAAGGAATACTACGAAGCTTTAGGAGCTGCAGTAGGTACTTTATTTTATTTAAACCGGAAAAACGGTTCGACAGAAGAGTATATTTTAGAACCTCTACTTGTCGATACTAAGAATAAGGATCTAACTATTAAAGCATTACAAAGAGTTATGGATAATCCTAATTTTATAGGATTTCCAGGCACACCCGAATTTACTAAGTTTATGGATGAAGTTGTTGATCCGAAAAAGAAGTAGTATCTTTATATTATGACATTAACCTTTACACCCGAACAACTTTATATTGGTATTATAGTTGTTCTCATAGGTATTCAAATCTACCAACAAAGACTTATTAAAAAGCTTGAAAAAGAAACTGAAGATATTTGGGCACAGTTAGGTACCTTAGTGGGAAGTTTAACTACTCAAATACTAGGAATGCAAAAAGACATTAATAGTAAGCAAGATAAAAAATAATTCGGTTATAGAGCTAATCGATCCACAAAATAATACGCTCTAAATTTTAACAATTTTTAAATATGAAAAAACAAGCAGTTTTATCATTATCAGGCGGGATGGATTCTTCATCTCTTTTGTTACACCTATTAGCTAACGACTATGAAGTAACAGCATTAGGTTTTGATTACGGTCAAAAGCACAAAGTAGAATTAGAGCGTGCAACCGACCTAGTAGCTTACTTAAACGCTAACAGACTAACGCACACAGATCACGTTGAAGGCGGATTTATTGAAGCCTATCCTGCTGTAAGACATCAAATTATTAAGTTAGACGGTTTATCTCAATTACTAAATTCAACTTTAGTTGAAGGCGGTAAAGATGTACCTGAAGGACATTACGAACAAGACAACATGAAAGATACTGTTGTACCTAACCGTAATAAAATATTTGCTTCTTTAATTCAAGCAGTAGCTCTATCAATTGCTACTAGACCTATTAACGAAGATTGTTCTATCGGTCAAGAAGTAGCTATTGCAATGGGGATCCATGCGGGCGATCATGCAATATACCCTGACTGCCGTCAAGAATTTAGAGATGCTGACTTCGATGCATTTACTATTGGTAACTGGAGTGCTGAGTTAGTTTCAGTATATACTCCTTATTTAGAAGTAAACAAATTCGAAATATTAGAAGACGGTTTGAAATGCTGCGAACAATTAGGTTTAGACTTTGACGAAGTGTATAAACGTACTAATACATCTTATAAGCCGATCTTTATAAAAGAGTATGTTGATTCAAATGTAGAAGCTTTAGGTGTTAAACAGAAGTTTTACGTAGGAGGTACATGGTACTCTGATTATAAATCAGCTGCATCAGTAGAACGTATTGAGGCATTTATTAAGTTAGGACGTCCTGACCCAGTAGAATATGCCGACGAAACAGGTCCTGTTAGCTGGCAATTTGCAAAGAATCAAGTAGAAAAAGTATTATCAGAATATAAAAAATAAATTATGCCCTTAATTTCACACGAAATACCGAAAGCTTTATTTGACCGTCATGATGAGGTGAGTGATTACCCTTATGTACTAGGTCATTTATTAAGCTTGGATACAGAATATGCTGACTTTTATAAAGAAAAGCTTAAAACAGCAGAGTACTCTATATTAGATAATTCAGCATTTGAATTAGGCAAATCTATACCAATGGAAGAACTTTACGAGTTGGGTAAGGAGTATAAACCTACCCACCTTGTACTTCCTGATGTAGTAAACAACTACGATCAAACTTTACTTAATGCAAAAGAGTATTTAGAGAGTTACAGAGTAGAGGGACAGAAATACATCGGCGTATGTCAAGGCGATACCTTTGAGCAAATTGCAGAGTGTATAGATTACTACCTAAAAGAAAAAGTAGATATTATAGCATTACCTTTTGACTTAGTTGAAAAATCCGACTATGTAACAGTAAGAACTAGATTCTTAAACTGGTGGTATGCAAATAGATTTAATATGGGAATCGGATTACCTAAATTTCACTTACTAGGATGTCAGAATCCAGTAGAGTTTATTTTAATTAACGATTTAAATATTGTATTAAAGGGACTTATCTATTCATTAGATACTAGTTCACCGGTTATTAACGGTTGGGTAGGTAATGAATTAGGACCTCACGGTTTGACCGTACCTAAACCGAAAGCTAAATTAGCAGATAACTTAGATATTGAGTTGTCAGAAGAACAAATAAACCTTATTTTTAAAAATATAAAAACATTCCGTAGTTATGTCAGCAAGTAATATGTCAGAAGCAGCTGCTAAATCGTTAGGTTCAGCTAACTCCTATGCAGTATATACAGATACTTTCGATCCTAATCAATTAAATCCTATGCCACGTATTCTT